GTTATTGGAATAAACTCTTCTTTAGTTTTAGTGATACTGTTAGTTAGGTACATGATAATGAAGAGAAAAAGGTCAAAGGGCTCTCTTTATGAGAGCCCATACATAACTAAGTCAATTAATTAAATCAGTCTAAAACTTGAAGTCGGACATCTGCAACTCCACTGGATTTTACTCCGAGATGGTTTGCAATACCTTCACCCAAGTCAACAATGCGACCACCAACATAAGGTCCACGATCATTCACTCTTGCAATAGCACTACGGCCATTATTAAGATTAGTGATTCGTACTCGGGTTCCCATCGGTAGTGTTCGGTGCGCAACTGTAAAAGTACCCGGCCTATAGATTTCGCCACTTGCGGTAGGTCTTCCATAGAATCCTGGTCCATACCAGCTAGCTTCACCTATGCTTGCTGCAATAGAAAAATTTTTTCTTAGCAACCATTTATCAAATTCAATAGTAGAATCTGGTGATTCCGTATAGGTTGAATAATTGATTGAAGAAATTGCCCTGGCTTGTACTGGTGAGAATAGTAAAGCACCGGCAAAAAGAATTGAAATAGTTTTGGAAAAAAGCATTGGATTGGTTAAAAACAACATCCAGGCTTGATCGCCGTCGCAACGCCCCTGTTCTAAAGAGCAGCGATCCCTGGCTCTAGTTTCACTAAATCATTATGAAATAGTATTTAGGACCGTTTAATGTCCTGAAAGGACTATAGCACAGTTTTACGGGAATGTCAATAGGACGGTTTTATAAGCGTCCACCAGCACCATAAATATTATTTTAATTTATATGTGGTACTATAACGGCGAGATATTAGAAAATGTTCCAGAATGTATGGAAGGATTTGTCTATATTATTGAAAATCTGACAAACAATAAAAAATACATCGGCAAGAAGCATTTCTGGGAAAGAAGAAAGGATCCTAAAACTGGAAGACGTAAGACTAAAGAAGGAAACTGGAAGAATTATTTCGGCTCATGTGATGAGTTGATTAAAGATCATAAAGAATTGGGAGACGAAATGTTCAAAAGAACAATTCTTTATCTATGCCCACATAAGAAGTCAATGTCTTATTTTGAGACTCTTGAGCAATTCAAAAGAGATGTTATTATGCGCGATGATTACTATAATACTAATGTTGAAGGTAAGTTCTTCACATCAGAAATAGATAATATTTACAGTAAAGTTTTGATTGCCGAAAGTCAGCTTTGAAGTTTAATATATTTAAATAACTGTTCATTAGTGCTCCAATGAATTTCCTTGATTGTTGGACAATTAGTAGTTATATAAAGATGACAAATAGGGCAGCAAAAACTGTTTCTCAATTCTTTGCCGCCGTGGCCACCGAGTCTGCAAATTACCAGTTTGTGGCCGGGTTTTCGGGCTTTTAATAAACAGTTAAGTTCACAATGCAAATATAACTTATTGCAAAGATCTGGTTTTTTAAACTTTTTAGATGCATTTATTGCTGCATAAAACTGTTGAGTATGTGTAGTCTCATAAGAGTTTACACCGGTTGTTATTATACGATTTCTTTTATCCAGAAGAATGGCAGACATTCTTTTAGGATCATTAGATGCCATTGCAACCGAAATTGCATTTTCAAAGATTTCGGGTTTAAGTTGCGACGGAGCTTCACCAGGAATGAGCACAATTCTTCAATAAAAAAACACTCTAGCACAGTTGGTGAACTAGAGTGTTTTGTTGTGACAGTTTAATAATTGTCAGTCCTGAATATATTGGGCGGCAAACTCATTTAGATTTTCTTCAGACATATCTTCCAGAATGGTAATAGCCTGGGCTTCAGTCTCGGCATAGCCCTCATCAATAAGATCTTCAATCATATATTGGGTAAGAAGATCATAATCTACAGAGGCATTAAGTTTTTGTTTTGCCTTTTCGTATGCTTCCTTGTTTTTATCCATACGGGCTCTAGATTTTGCACTTACCATGGATCTTGATTTGACGGGTGCCTTTGGAGATGGTTCAGCTTTTCTACCTGGATAAGTTCCTACAACAACCGGCTTGTCTTTTGATCTGCCGGGATAGGAGCCTACAACAACTGGCTTTGCCTTTGGTCTAGAGAATGTATCACTAGCAGTAGCCTTTGCGACATCTCTCCTTTGTTGAGTTCTTTCTCTGGCGGGAGACCTTTCGGCGGATGTTTTTAGTGGATAGTTATATCCAACTTGAGCCCCAATTTTTGCACCCTGAACACTACCTCTAACAGCATTCATTACTCGTCTACCACCACGGGCAACTCGTGATAAAGCCGCCTTTGCCTTTTCACTGGTATCTGAAAAGCCTTTCTTTAGTTGAGCCTTCTTATCACGAATTTGCTTGTGAACACCAGAAAGAGCACCTTCAACTGATCTCTTTGCACCGGAAAGAGCCCCACGAACTGCTGCTGATCTGGCAGCTCTGCGGGCGCGAGCATCTCTATCAGCAAAACTACGAACATTTGATTCCTTTTCTACATTCGTTTTAGCCGAATCTGCAGCTTGCCTTTCGCGAGTAGACTTGCGTTGAGCCATTCGGGCAGCACCAGCAGCAGTCTGTTCGGCCAGAATATCAAGAGATTCAGCAAGAACTTCATCGTTCTCAAAAACAGCCCCAAGAGTATCTACCGCCTCATTCAGAGTATCACCATAGTCCATAAATTCCCAAATGAGAGCTTCCATAACTTCTTCAATTTCTTCTTGTTGAAGAAAATCTACAAAGCGGAGATTCTCATAGAAGCTAGCCTCAGTGAGGCGAGTGCTATAAAGCTCGCCATAGGCTTCAGTAAGATAATATTTGGACATATTTTTCAGGATAGTTGTGTTCTTTTATTATTTATGTTTTCACGCCAATTAGCTTTCACTCTATATCTTATAAATTAGCTCTTTAATTAAATCAACCTCACCAGAACATGTTGCATTAATAGTTTTATCTCCCTAAAAATTGCAGCAGCAAGTCTATGGTTCCCATCTACAACAACCCATTCTGGAAAATATCCTAAAGTAGGAATACCCAAATCTACTTCTATAGGGGTTGGATCGGAATTTAAAACTAAATATGCAATACGCCCAATGTGTTTATTTTTTGGCCATATTGGGGGATCTAAGAAAGAAGAATAAGGTGTTGGGAATGTATAATTGATCTTAATAGCTTTTTCAATCTCTTTATAAGAAACTGGATATTTTGTACCCCATATAGAGGTTTTGAATGGATTGCAAATCGTTTCAAGTTTTTCAATTGATAAGATGTCAAAATCATTTTCCATAACAAAGGTTGTCATTTAAACTCAATGGTAGATCATTTAGGGCACAGCAGAGTGTCCAATGTGACAGATGTTCAAGTGTCCACTATTTTATTTCAATCGGTCATCAAACCAATTTTCGCGCAACATATTTCTCACAGTTTAAAGTTAGCAAAGGTATTGGAATTTATATCTTGTTTAATGGCACCAATAAGATAGCTTGATTTTTCAGTTTCCATTGGCGCTTCTTGTAAGGCATTAGAATTGAGCCAGCCCTCCATCCAAGTTAAAGGATTGTTTTTGGGGGCATCAGCATATTGAGGCTTAAGGCCAATAGCCTTTTGTCTAATATTTGCATTCCATTCAACATAACTCCACAAAATCTTATCGTTCAAACCAATCATAGAACCATCTTTAAAAAGATAACCAGCCCAGACTTTTTCTTCGTTTACTGCCTTATCAAAAAGATAATAACAATATCCTTCTTCCTCTTCGGCAATCTTTGCCATATCGGGGTCATCACCTTGCTTCCACTTTTTAAGAATCTTTTGAGTGATAGCAAGATGTAGTCCCTCATCTCGGGCAATAAGTTCAATAATTTTTGCCGAACCCTCCATCACTTTTAGTTCACCGAAGGCAAAACTACAAGCGAATGAAACATAGAAACGAATACCCTCTAAAATATTTACATTCATCACTGCACGATAAAGTTTTCTCTTAAGTTCGTACAGTTCAGATTTAGCACTATCTACTCCCTCATTATTAAACTTCCAAAGATTAGAAGAACCATATTGTTGTGCAGATTGAATAAAATCATCATAGGCTTCAGTTACACTTAACGCCCGTTGAACAATATTTTCATCTGTAATAATTGTATCAAATACCTCGGATGGATTCGGATACACATTTTTGATAATATGGGTATAAGACCTAGAGTGAATATTCTCAAAGGCTTCCCACCAGAGCATACAAGATTCGAGTTCAGGTAGAGAGCAATAGGGCCTAAATGCTAGGCCGGGTGCTCTACCTTGAACGCTATCTAACATTGTTTGATATCTGAGGTTAGAAGTAAAAATATGTTTCTGTTCCGGTCGCAGTTTTTGATAATCTAGCCTATCTTTTTGTAAATCCTTTGATTCTGGAGTCCAGAAGAAACTAATTTGTTTCTTGGTTAAACCCTCAAAATCTGGATATTTAAATTTGTCATATCTTTGAATTCCCTGTGGGGCACCAAAGAACATTGGTTGAGCTGTAAAGTCAACATTATTAAGATTTAATACGGTCATACCTTTGATTTCAGATCGCGCAACTGTCACAGATTTCATCTCCTTCTAGAATATTTTCAATTAACTGGTCAAGATTTTCTTTAGGCCCATCAAAAGCTTCCCCCTCAATCCTTCCATCATATGTATTACAATAATATGCAGTTTTGTGTCCATAGCGGTAACAATAGAACAAATCGTCAATAATTTCGCTCATCGGAATCTCATTATTTGGAAAGTTTTCTGGATTATAGTTCCAGTTAGAACTTACAGAATGGTCAAAGAACTTGATGAATAGTGCTACAATATTGAAGTATCCCTTATTATTCTTCATATCCCAAAGCAGAGTGTAATTATTCTTCAATGTTGAATATTGCGGAACAAGCTGCTTAACTGGACCCTTTTTAGATTTCTTATATGAAAGAAGTCCTCTTGGGGGTTCAATCCCATTTGTAGCATTTGTTACAATTGAACTATTATGCGAAACTAACCCCTCACAATTATAATGATGAACATCTGGGACTTCAATATCGTAAGTTGGTACAATTTCTTTTGTAAACTCAATTTTTGTAATTTTCATAATCCTCCGTAAATTGCTGGTAATCTTTGAATAGTTGATTTTTTGTGATAGAACACTTCATTCTTTTAGAAGAATTTATTTTAGCCGGTAAAATTTCAATATTTACAACTGAACCAATAATTTCAGGTTCAATATCATTTAAAAAACCCATCTTAATTGAATATTTATGGTCTAAATGAAATTCTCGTGAGCGAAGTTCTAGATTTTCAACAAGTTGACCATAAAATAGTAAACTTTTATTGGTATATTTTATAACCAATAATCTATATTTTTTAAAATCATCAATAATACTTTGTTCAATCCAGGTTCCCAATTCTTCCATTCTTTTTCTATATTTTTCTGAAGTCTCAAGGTATTTTTCTTTCCAAGAATCAGGATACTTTTCTTTTAGGTAAGCAGTATTTCTAGAATGATTTTTCTTTCTTTTATTGATATCAAAAATAATAATATCAATTTCTTCCTCAGAATATCCCATTTTTTTATAATATTCCCTATGAATTCCAGATGATGATTTTTGGTGTTGGCTGACGGCGTTTTCGGCTTCGTTTAAACTATAGCCAAGATTTATCCAATACTCTACACAACGTTTAGACCTCTTCTTCATTTCATATTTTTTTACATTTTCCCAATTATCTCCATATTTTTCTTTAAACCAATCATCCGATGTAGAATATGCGCTTGTTTTTTGAAATTGTTCAAAAAGTTCTAATCCCAACTTTTCGCCGTGTCGCATTACAAATCCTTCTTTGCTTGTTCTTTTGTCAATTTTATTTTGTTTTATCAACTGAACCGCATCTTCATATGAAATATTTTTTCTATACATCCAATATTCTGGTTCATACTGAACAGATTTGATATTGGAATGCGATGAAACATACTCAATGTATTTTTTTATTATCTCAATGTTAAATCTTTCGGGAGGAGTATCTTCAAATGGTTTACGAAGTGAGCGACTATCAATTTTTCCGATTTTATTTAATTCTTTTACTAATTGTCGTGGATTTAAAATATTAAATTTAGTTTTTAATATTGTTGTCAATCTTGTCTGCATAAATGCCCCGATTATTAACTATTATTATTTAGTATATCGGGGCATTATAGCGTTTAAAATTCAACGATATCGTCACCTTCGGTTATCTGGTGTACCCGTTTCCAGGTAGTTTCGCCACCTTTTTCTTTTATTAAAAATCTATGATTTGGAGTACATTTAATTACTTTACCGTTTTCAAGTGTCAACGTTACAACTTCTTTATTTCCGTTGAAGTAAAGTTTATCTACATTTTTATAACCATTTTTAGTTTCAACTTGCAAGGGGGTTTTCAAATCATACCAACCGATCAAATCATTTTCTTCAATGTTTTTCCAGTCAAGGCCATTTTGTTCAGCAATTTCGTGAAAATCAATATCACCATTTGCTGTTTTAATTTTATGCGCCCAGAAAAGACAACTCTCAGATGGAAGGATTGTGGTGCAGGTTGAATTTCTCAATCCATACTGTAGAATGTCTTGGCGAAGAGATTCCCAATCGTGTTGTAAAGGTTCGTTACAGATTTCATCAACATCTTTTTTATATGTGTCAATCGGTAAAATTCCATCTGCATATTTTGTTCGGCCAAAATACTCACAATGCCCCTTTTCTTTTGCGAGATTGTTAGAGGCTTTGAGCATATAATACTGAATACTCTCGGAAAGACCATGAACCGCTTTCCAGGCTTCTGGTTGCTCATAACTATAGTTTAGTTTTGCGAGATAATGGGCTAGACCAATCACTCCAACTCCTAACATTCTACGAGCCTTTGTTGCAATTTCTGCAGCTCTTACTGGATAATATTGGAGGTCAATTAACTCGTCAAGAAAACGAACAGTTAGGTCTGCAAGACCCTCTAGTTCTTTATCTGATTTTATAATACCAAGATTAAAAGAACTTAAAGTGCATAAAGCAATTTCGCCAGCTTCATCATCAATGTGATAAATTGGCATTGTAGGCTCCAGAATTTCTGTGCAGTTATGAACCAAAATGCCATTTGCAAAGAAGTTGTGTGTTCCCCCTACAGTAATATCGTAAACAGGAATTTCTTCTTCTAGATATTTAATAGTCCGGTATTTACTTCTTACCCCGCCAATATTATCACTACCATTATAGAGAAAGTAATCCGTGTCTTCTAAATTTTTCGCCTCAATATAACCACGATTTGTGGTGTAAACCTCATGCTCCGGGGTAAGAATAAGTTCACCGTTATTGATTGATACAACCTTTGCCTTAGGCGATGTTTGAGCAAAAGCGGTAATATTACTCCAAACTTCTTCACCTTTTTCAGTATCATAAGAAAGAACTTGAATTTTAGGAACCTCGCTTTCTGTGTGAAGAGAAACCTCCCTTTCTCTATCAAGAAAATAATCTTCAAGTTCTTGAATCTCAATTTCAGCTTTACATAGTTCCCAACAAGAACCAATAGGTACTGGATACATAATTCTAATCCTCGTATCCCCCGCCACACAAAGGTTACTCATATAAATGTTGTCCTTAAATGGACTATGAGAGTTGGCGTGGTCAACAAACATCAAGTAAATGCGGCCAGTCTCAAAACGTTCACTAATAAGGTCAAGAATTAGTTTACGAGCACTAATTTTCTTTTGGGGAATGCTTACATCTGCTTCATACTTAACATATAGCTCATCAAATCTGTCAGTTCCACTAGAATCGTAAAAAGCCTCATATAAGTCAGTAACATAATGGGGAGAAAATAGTGTAATCTCACCATCTGAGATAAATCTCTCTAGGAAAATCTTAGAAAGTTGAATATTGTAATCAAGTTTGCGTACACGATTCTCTTCGGTTCCTTTATTGTTTTTCAGGACAATGATACTTTCAATCTCTTGATGCCAAATTGGAAAATATGCAGTTGCGGCGGCGGCACGGATACCACCCTGATGAAATGCCTTTAGACTACGCTCAAAAAATTGAAGAATAGGAATAACTCCAGTTGTAATTGCCTCACCACCACGAATTTTAGAACCAATACCTCGCCAGCGACCACCATTAAGGCCGATTCCTGCCTTTTCACAAATATAACGAATCATAGCATGTGCCGAAGAAGCAATACTCTCCTTATCATCAGCAACATCAATAAGAACACAGGAGGCCGAGTTTGCCTCTTTTCTTCTAATACCGGCAATAATTGGAGTTGGTAAGTTAATCTTATGGCGACTAATTGCATCATAAAACCGCTTTACATAAGATAACCTAGTTGCCTTTGGATAATTGGCAAAACCTGTGAGGGCAATCATCATATATGTAAACTGTGGGGATTCATATAGTCTACCATCAGATCGATCCTGCACAAGATATTTGTCTACAACTTGACGAAGACCCGCATAAGTAAAAATGAAATCTCGGTCATGGTCAATATAATCATTCAACTCATTAATTTCTTCCTTTGAGTAATTCTCAATCACTACTGGGTCGTATACGTTGTTCTGAACGCAACGGTTGACATGTTCTTCTAGATGTGGTAGGTCAATTCTCCCACCGTATACTTGCTTACGAATAGCAAAAAGCAGCAATCGGGCTGCAACATATTGATAATTTGGATGCTCAAGGCTGATCAAATCTGATGCAGACTTAACAAGAATTTGTTGAATCTCATCAGTCGTAATCCCGGCATAAAATTGAAGTCCAGAATTCATTTCAATTTGTGAGGCTGAAACGTTAGACAGACCCTCGCAAGCACAATTCACCATTTCGTGAATCTTTTCTAACATCAATGGTTCAATATTACCATTTCTCTTAACTACCGTGATACCGCTCATTTTTTCTTCCATTCGTTAAAATTTAAATTTGCTAAAAGTCCAGTAAACGTATTGTCTCTAATAATCTGATTTACATTTGCCCCATTAAGAACCATCAAATTCACATCTTTTTGTCTTATAGATTTTGGCCAAATAACTATTGGGAATTCCTTGGCTATCGTTCGCGCCATTCGGTCAATGATTTCCTTATTTCTCGGCTCGTTATCATAAACATAAACAGGCCGAGAAATATCCAGCGATTGAATATCAACATCTGCTCCACACATTGCAATAGAATTCTCAACAAAATAAGAATCAAAAGGTCCCTCAAGAATGTAAACAGGCTTTGTATTATCTATGCTGTCAAAATTATAAACCTTTGGGGCATCCTCATTCAACATGATGGTAAGGTATTTAATTCTTGAGTTTTTGATGGCCCGACCTTGAAACCCTATAAGCTCTTTTTGATAATAAAGAGGTATGACTATTCGTTCTTCCTCATAATAAAGAGCCCTGGAATTGAAGGTTTGTTTTAAAGTATTCACCCATTTTTTGAATCCTTCGGCATAATAAAATTGAGTGGCATCTATATTTCTGGCCTCAAGATATGATCTTGCTGTCTCGTTTTCTGATGCTCTTGGCAATTTTAGTCTAGCCTTGAAAATTGGTTTGGATGGATTGAATTTCGGTGTATCAACTACAAAGTTTTTACCCGTTAGCCCTCTTTTATATTTTGCAAGAATATACTCTTCATGTAAAACTGGATCAACTTGCTTTAAATAATTATTAAAGGAGATGTTAATACCACAGTTATGGCACTTATAATTTGTGTTGTTTTTCTTATCGTAAAAATAGCCCCGAGCTTTTGTTTTGTTTTTTTGTGAATCACCACAAATATTACATCTACAGTTGTAAAGTCCTGGTTTTATTTTCTTGAATTTCTCTAGACGGGTTGATAGCAAATTAATATAATAATCATCCGTTGCATCCATTTAGGCCGCGTCAAGGGTCCTCACTATAGCACCACTCTTCTCGTTTGTCAAGCCCCCTTGGCCCATTTTGGTGAGCACATAAGGGCCAGCGATAGCGATGAATATATTGAGAACAGTAAGAATACCAACTCCAATAAATACTTTATCTCTTAACCCAGTTATTACGGTAGAAAGATCGGTTTTAGTATTTTCCATTTTAGTATAAATATCTTCTCTATCTTTATCCATTTTTGCAATAAGATTTTTAATTCCCTCCTCAACCTTTCGGTTTACATCATCATCATTTTTTTGTTGCTGATCTAATTTTACTTGATGTATTGTTAGTAATTCACTAATTCTTACATTAACCTTGCTAATCTCAGTTATGGCCTCTCTAAGAGTTGACAATTCTTTTTCTGTAGACTCTTGACCCTTCTCAAGTAGGGCTATACGAATTGAATCTTCTTGCATTTAAAAGCTCCGAGAGATTTTTTATCTCACCGTTAAACCATAACATTATCACTATTTATAGTTTACAGGAGCCCCATTGACTTCAGCCACTTTTCATATCTGGACTTATAATTTTTATTTCTTTTATCAACTAGGCCAGATTTTCTGCGGACAAAGCTCATTACTGGATCAAATCCTGCGGTAGGATGTGGAGAGTTTCCACCAAATCCGCCGCCTTGGCCTACCAAATTTGCAGCCATTGCATCTTCGCGTATAATTGAAATTACTCTATCTAGTGGAGTCATCGTGAATTCCCATTAATTCTTTTTTACAAACTTGATCTTCTTCTATAGTATGTATAAATGTCTCTGGAAATTCTGGAAGTCTATTGAGAAAGACGACAAAAGTTTTAACCGTGCTCCACATATCATAATCATGCTTAAAGAAGAGCATCGGGGTAGTGGCTTCTCCAAAAATATTATAAAGAATGACAAAATGATTCAACAATAGATGAACCTTTAAGTCTCCAGTCTTTTTATATTTTTTAATAAGACGCTTAATGTACTTGAATCTATTGATGTCCTTATAAAAATCCTCTTTGGTTAGAGCCTGAGGGTTTTCATAATTTTTTATAGCGAAAATGAGGAAATTCTCCTCATTTAATTCATTGAAAATCATTTATGATTCAGGCAACAATAGTAAGAGTTGTAGTTCCAATACCGGCAGTTGAGCCAAAAGTTCCAGCGCCGCCAACATTTCTGATCATATCTGAAGTAAAAGTTGAGGTTACGCCAACTCCACCAGAAAAGTCGGTAATAACTCCAACGAAACCCCTTGACGTATCAATGCGTAGAACCGTTCCTATGCCGCTGGAAGGGGCCGTAAAGGCGAAGGCAACCCGATTGGTTATCTGGCCGTTGTAACTGGTAAAAGTCTTAAATGACTGGCCATTTACAAAATTAGTTACAGTTGAACCATTAGCAAAAGACCGAGCAGTTGCAACGATTGGAGTACCTGTTGGAGTGCCAGTGCTAGTAAATTGATTGATTACACAAGTTGCACCGGCAGATACGTTTACGATTTCGTTGAATACTACATGAACGAAACCATTCCTACCTGTACCAATACCTGCAGTTCCACCAGCTCCAACTGAAATAGGAGATACCCGGTTCTGTTCTTCAAAAAATACTGCAACTGGAGTTGCTAGGCCCAGACCAATGCTATTAGCAGTGCTACCAGACGTATTCAAACCAGCAACGGGAACTAGAACTTCATCATAATAAGAAGTTGAGAGTCCAGACTGTTCGCTGCTTCCATAGAACCTATATACCCAACCCCGCTGATCCGCAAAACAATTATGTGGAGTTCTAGTCCGGTCAACATCACTAAGAAACTTAGGAATACCATACACATTGGCAGCCGTTTCAGTAGTTGTTGAGATTCCCCAGAGAGCCATTAATATTACCCTAATAGTAGTTGCTAAGAATTATTTATGATAATTGTTATTAGATATTTTAAGGTTCTTTCAGTAAATCATCCTCTTTATGTAGCTCGGGATTGCGAGTCCAATAACCTTCTTGATATTTTTCGGCTTTTTCTCTTTCTTTACCAGCAGTACCAATGAGATAACCAATTACCACCGCCGCGCTCAGAGGGCCACCTGGATTCATTCCAGAAATTTCTAAACCCTTATCCCAACATTGCTCAAATTCGCCACCAGCAGCACGGCAATCTTCGGTGTACTTGTATCCTAGAGTAGCTAATATGATCAGAACAAATACGACTCCGATAATCCCAAAAGTACCTCCGGCCACACTTCGCTTTGGTTTAAGAGGTGGGATGTTGCTCAACATTATAACAATCCCCGTGAAATGGTATAATTATTTATTGAAATATAGTTTCACTTGTTATCTTTTTGAGCTTTTAATTGTCTTAACAATTCTTCTTTGGCTTTGGGTGTGATGACAGTTCCGGTTGGGGATTTTGAAAGGCGCTCAGCTCTTTCAGTCTCAATTTTGGTTCTTCTCTTTGTAGAAATTCCTGGTAACATTTTTGATTCTGGGCTCTTAAGATATTTGTCAGAATCCTTTAGGTTTCGGGCACTAGCAAAGTTATATAATTCGGCCTCGGAAATAAATTGCTCAAAACTTTTCATCAGTCTTTAGTCGCAGGTATGCCTGCATGTTTGGTTGAGGCAAACTTACGAATTTCTCCAATAGACATTTCATCTACAATTTTAAGAACCTCTGAACTAACTTCGCTACGAGGTGTTTGACCGCGCTTAACCGAAAGTGCCAAGCCAAAGATTTTTTGCTGATGTTCACTTACTGCCTTTTCTAGAAGAAAATTATATTGTTCTACCAACTGCTCAGCAGTAATTGTTGACAGGTCATAGCCTTCATCAATTAAACCACCAACCCAACCGTCAAAACTATTGAATATCGATCGGAAAGCAGTACCAATAGCCTGTGTTGTAGTTTGACCGGACCTTCTGCCCTTTACAAAATTCCCGGCAGCTTTACCGGCTGCTCCACCAACAGCCTTCATTGCATCACTATGTCTGCGGGATCCCTTTAGAGCAACCGCAGCAATCTTTCGAGCAAGGGGATCATTTTCTTTCCAGTTTTGTTGAAGGCCCTTATGTACCTTACTAACTGCATCACCAACCGTTGCCTGCTTCTTAGGCTCTTGCTGTTTAACGGCAGCCTTAACTACATTATCACCTTTATCTTTTACGATAGCCTTGGCCACATCTTGCTTTACGCTAGTTGACTTTTTAGCTGCCTTTTTTGCTGCAGCTTTTGCTTCACGTTCAGCAATCTCGGCTTTAACTTGTTCAACAGTTTTCGCTCCGGCTTTTCGCCTCTTGGCAGAGCGTTCTTCATTAAGAGTATATTCCTCGGCGATACAGAAGACATATTCAAGAAATTTATCTTCTCCAAGATAATCAATAACCAAATCAAGTCCGTCTTCATTTAGATCAAACCTGCTCAGATATTCTGCAGCAGCATAAGATGTTTCATAGATAAAATCTTCATCTAATTCTTCGGTTGAAAGAATTTCAACATTTTCAGAAACAGACGGATTCAAGGTAATTTTATTTTTAACTGGCCCCTCTTTAAATTGTTTGTCATCAATATCTTTAAGCTTCGGTTCAATTTTAGAAATAACCTCATTCAAATCATTTCTCCAATCGGAGAAAGATTCAATCTTCATGTCCTTCCGTTTGCGAATAGCTTTATCAATTTTACCGGCATATTCGTCGGCCTCATCTTCCTTTTCTCCGTCCCCGTCTAAATCCTTTTCTGACTTTTTACCAGTCTTCTTATAATTCTTTTCATATTCTTCACCGGCTTCGCAATCTTCTTTCTTTTCTTCTGTGATAATCTGAGAAAGATAAATTTGCTTCATCTCAGAAAAGCCTTGAATAATCCGGTCAGACATAATTATTTTTTGATAACTTATAAACTATTTAGAATTCTTTCTACTCTTTCTGAAATTATTCAAAAAGTTATCAATACTTTTGGTTCCTGTCATTTTCATTACATAATTACGGAGAGCATCGGTTCCAACCTCTCTTTGATCTGCCGGAACTCCAGATACTTCTGTCCATTCTGAAATATCCTTAATCCAGGATTTAAACATTATATTATCTTCTGTAACACATATTAGATAATTTGGGCCACGTCTAGTAATAGTACCGACAAGACCAGTATGGAGATTCTCAACAATATCACCAATATTGAAGATATTATTAAGGTAATACTGCTCCTTTAGATTCTTATAATCTAATTCAGGAGCGATTCTCCACATTTCTGCAACAGTACCTTTACCTTCTAAAGAACGCTGAACAACATGGAACATATTTTCAACATCCTTTTGCGGCATTGTCCTAGGAACGCCAGACTTAAAGGTTTCAAAATCATCTTGAACTGCTGCTTTTCTTAATTTAGCCGAGGACATATTTGTAATATCATCAGCAGCATCTGGATCTCTATTTCCAGCCGAAATTATGTTGATCTCTTGGAATTGATATAGACTCCCATTATATTGGTTTGACAGCCTTTCAAATTCTGAAACTCTATCTGAACCGACGACAATATTTACCTTTTCAAATCCATCCTCAAAGATGTTTTTTAGTACCTCAAAAATGGTCGTCAATTTTGCAGAATTGACAATCTTCTTTTTGAAGTCTGGAAACATCTTCCTCATATACTTAATCTTAAGAGGAGGATTTATTGGATCTGTAGTATTGTTTTGCTTTCTTGATGGATAAACTCTCAATTCGCCACCAGATGCAATTTGCTTGGCCTTATCTAAGACTCGTTTATGTCCAATTGTGGGTGGATTGAATCTGCCTAAAACAATAGTTATAGTCTTATCAGTCTGAACTTCTTCTGGTGGTTTTTCTTGTTTGGGGGGTTTAATGGTCTTACGATTACCACCAACTGCAGGCTCTGCTTGAGGTGCCCGTCTTTCTACTGCCGGATTAATCTTAGGCTCGGGCTTCTCTGGAACTGGTGATTTTTTTAGTACGAACTGTAAATCACCCCTTACAGTTTGAGCGATTAGTTTACCCGAACGGTCAACCCACCCACCATGCTTATTTGAAATCAAGCCGAGTCTAGATGCCTTTTCGCTAGCTCGGCTTCCGCGATATTCTAATAAGAAATCAGAGAAAGTCTTCATTATATTTTAACTATATGTCTTATTTATCACTTAATAATAGCACAACACCGTTTAAAGTAGTATTCTCGATCGGATAGACCATTATAACCGCCGTTGACTCTTAAAGTGACTTGTGCAACAGTTGGATTGGTATCGCATAGAGCATTCATTCTGTTATTATACCACCAAAAGCCTGCGCTGGTTGCAGGATAATTGGCAGCAACATAAGAGACTCCAATCATAATATCTGGATCTTTCATATAATTAGAAAAATCCTGATAATTTGCACGACCGGTTAGCTGAATAAACCCAGCACCCTTATATCTTCTGCCATCTCCCGGTTGTGTATTTCCTAGGTCACTTCTATATTCATAAGCTACACCAGAGGCTAATTCTTGTGTATAAATTCCACCTCCAGATTCGTGAGAAATCTGTGCAAGAAAATGTCTAATGCGAAGAGTTGTAGTGATGTTAAAAGTCTTAAGACAATCATTCAAATCTTTAACTTGATTTGAAGGAATTTCGTAAGGCTTACAGCTCCAAATATATGCTAACTGTTCTGCTGTAACTAGTTGAGTTGGCTGCTTTCTCCATAGAGTCCCAAACTGATTTAAAACATCAGTCTTTACGATTGTCTGTAAATAATTAAAGGCTGCATTTTGATGTACAAATCCTTTATAAAATTTTACAGCATTTAGAAGTAGAATTGGCTCTGGTCTAGTTTGATTTCTATATTTGGTAGCAAAGGTATCCAGAACTACCTTATCAATTTTAGTTTGTAAAAAACTTATGGCAGCATCTTGTTCTGGTGTACCTTTATAATACTTTGCTACATCTAAAAGTTGTATTGCCATTTTAATATCCTTTACGACTATTTATGACAAACGCACCTATTTAGTCTATCTGTAATGTATTGCGGGCATTCAATATGAATGATTTCATCTTCGTCAATAACGTTAACAATATACCTAGTATATTTTTCGGCTACTGAAATAATTTCTTCTACATCTTCTGATGGATGATACCTTTGATCGCTAAGCAACAATTCAATTAGATTATACTTGATGCTCTGTGGGTCCATTTTAATTCCTCGTTAGTTTGGTGTAATTTCTGTAATATAAAGTTCTTATATCATAGAAAATATTATAATTCAACTTCTCCGTAACATAGTATTATAGAATACTCAAGCTGACCGGCTAAACTACAAACTACAGAGCAGAAATCTACATAATATAAAATTAAATTATTCTTACCTTTCAAAAAATCTATAATTTCTTTTTTAGCGTCTTCTATTGGGGTTTTAAAAGTTTTAACCGTTTTTACGTTATATACGTTTGATTTATACATAAACACTGGAGTTAAACAAAACCCGATAAAGTTATTTTTAATAGATTCAATAAACTCTGTAAGATTAAATGGCGTATGTTTTCCCTCTTGGGGTTGAATTAACATTGCTTTTGTGTTATTTGTAGATTGCAATACTGCATTCCACTTGTCGTCCAGATATTCATTATATTTATTTTGTCTAAATTTTAACCATTCTTCATAGCCACAAACAGAGCTTTCCTCGGGTATATTATTCATCAATTTGACCATACCTTAAACTAATTTTAATGGGAGCCGTTAGCGTTGAGGCAAATTCAATATTATACAATAAACAATTATTTAAATTTGAACAGTAGTTGACCAGTTCATCTACGCTTTCAAACCCAATAGTATCATTAGCCATATAAGCCTTGTGGTTATAGATAAATGTAGAGCCAAACAGGAAGCCAAAGAAATATGGTCTAATCTGGTCAAGAGTCGCCAGTAATTCATTCTTTGGTTGATTTTTTTCAGATTGCCATCTATGCTCAGATAATTTTAATCTTTCCAAAAAATCTTCTTTAAACTCGTCAAAATTTCTTGTAAGGTTATATTCTTTTTCTATGGGTTCATCTTCCCATTTTCCATCTAAAATGGAATTATTTCTAAGCGCCCGTTGTTTAATTTCTTCAAACTCTTTAAGGTCATTTATAATCTTATCATTAATGACGCACTGAATTTTATAAACATTTGCAGAATAATCAACTGCGGTTTCATCATCAAGAAGATGTTTAACAGTATTGTTAATGTCACTACCAAAATATCTATACACATCAAGAATAAGATTTGCAGTTAAACCATCTTTATTCTTTCTATCTAAAATTTCTTGTAGCTGTTTTTTAGACTCTTCTTCTACGTGTTTTATGAATTCTTGAGCGTTCATAAGTCACCTTCCCTGCGGTTTTCGGAGCGGTTTACTGTGAATGTACCCTCGGGATAACGGGCTGATAGCTTCTCAAAATTCATTTGAAGAACCTCATCTAGAGTTACACCCAATGCGGTACAGGCAATTTGAACGTAAAACAGAATATCGGAAATTTCAAGGCACATGTGTCTGACGTTATCCTTGTTATAGATTTTGCCCTGATATAACATTTTTTTTACAATTTCAGTGAACTCCCCAGCCTCTGCGCTAATACCATGCGATGCAGTAATAAGCAGTGGAACGTTTGCCCCAAGGCTTTGTAGTTCTTGCAAACGTTCAATAAGAACATTCAAATCGCTCGATGGCTTTGAGGTTACTTGAGTAACAAAGTTTGCATATTCAGTTGTAGTAATTTGTTGTGTCATTTTCATTCTCCAAAATTAAAATTCTTAAACTTAGACTTAAAATCTTTCTTATCCGTTTCTGGGTCCATATTTTCAATAAGATTGGCCTGGGCCTCTTGTTCTACATCATATAGCCTCATCTTTGCCCTATCTATGCCGACTGTAAACCTGCGGTGAGGATCTAATGGGTTGTCTCTATTTTTCAACTGTTTAATGAGAATCTGATTAAGATTCTCCAGTTCCTCTGTTGAAATAAGTGCAAACATAATATCAGCAGTCTGTGGCAACCCATAAGATTCCGAAGTATCCGTCAGAGACAAATCTGAACTAGATGCCCCTCCACGATTTGTTTGAGTGGAAGTAATTAGCGGAATATTGAATTCAACCGCCAACGAACGAAGTTCTTCTGCAATAGATTTTACGATAGTATAACTATTTGCCTGACCGTTACTCTTATAACGACTTGATGCACAGATATTTAGATAGTCAATAATAACAACATCTGGCGAAAAGGACTTTTTGAGTTTTAATTCGCTAATAAGAGCCTTAAAGTGGCCAGCATGTGCAGTTGTCGGTGGATATTCTTTAACGATTAATTTACCATGAGTTTTGGTTGAGAGTCTTTTTACTTTTGAATCAAAGTCATTCTTTGAAATTTTTGACAGATCCTGAATGTTTATGTCGAGTAGATTTGCATCAATTCTCTTAGCAATCTTCTCCTCTGACATTTCCAGAGTTATATAGAGAACATTCTTCCCCCGCAAAAGATAAGAAGCAGCAAAATGACATTTTACTAAACTTTTCCCAACTGAAGTTGGAGCAAGGATTACTGTAAGAGTCTTAGGGCAAATTCCGCCATCTGTAATCTTATTAAAATAAGTCAGGTCAAACGGTAGCTTTTCTTCTTTACGAATATAAGATTCATACCGAGCCTCAGAATCTTCAATGTAATCGTGTCCAATATGACTATCAAAACTTACAGCAAGAGCCTCGCTAAGAATTGAAGGAATTGCCTCTTTAGTTAGCTTTGAATCGCTGCCATCTGCAATTTGAATACATTCGCGAATTGCAAGATAAATTGATCTATCTTTACACCATTGCTCTGTTGTTTTCAAAAGCCATTCTTTTTCAGCCGGTTCATCTGAAAGTTCAGAAATGATCCTGGTAATTTCCGAATAACTCTCCTCATTTAAATCCGAGCGTTTTTCCAGTTCAATAGAAAGTGATTCGGGTGTAGGAAGTGCATTGTATTCTGTTGTAAAATTAGATATTTCTTCATAGAGAATTTTTTGTAGATTATCTATGAAGTATTCCTTTTTTATGAAAGGGAGAACCTTTCTCGTGTAGTCTTCATTATAAATTAAGTTTCTTAAAATTAGGGCTTCAGTTGATTCCATTCATTATTATTCATC